TGGTTGTCCAGGTGCTGCTGGTGCTTGTCCTGCTGGTACTTGTCCTGCTGGTACTTGTCCTGCTGCTGCTTTTCCTATCGCTGCTGCGCCTGCTTTGGCTGCGCCAGCAACACCACGTGCTACTGCGCCGCCCACTTTAGCTACGCCTTTAGCCATGCCGCCGACGGCTTTACCAATTGCTGGAACATATTCGTCTGTGCGTTCTTCAGTTACGATATCATCCATTTTCATGTTCTTGCTCCCTTTCGCTTGTGTGGCTTAATGCGTCTACGCCCTACATTTATTCTTTTTAGCTTTTGACTAGCTGGATTGGTTCTTTTAGTTCTGCTACGCTTAATATCTAAAGTTTTGCCTTTTGAACGTCTTGTTTTCTTTAATGTTACACTTGCTTTTACATTCTTTGGCGCACCACAAGTTGCTGCCTTTGCAACAATACGTCCCTTTCTAGGTCCGCTTGTACAACGATACTTGCGAACAGTTTTGCTTCCGCTTTTGCCAAATACAGTTGTAATGCCTTCATTTATGATTTCATTAACTAGCATTACCGACTCCGGCTAGCCTTATTCATTGCTTGCACTCTGCGGCTTGCTGGATTTACTCTTTTTGTCTTGCGAGCTTTTCTTACCATTCTTTTACCTAACCTAGCTTTAGTACGTTTAAATGTAGCTCGCTTTTTAGCATCTGGTGCTGCAAAACATGCAGCGATACTACTAACTATGCGATTTTTTCTTGGGCCGCCTGAACATCGATACTTGCGAACAACCTTCTTGCCTGATCGAGCCCAGGTCTGTCCTTCGTCTAAGTCTTCTTCGGTGGGGTTAATAAAAAATTCACGTAATAACATATAGTTATTTATCGTGAGTGAAATGGTTTAGGTAAAATTTATTAAGATAACAACTACTGTAGATAGTAATCCTGCAACAACTGTTCCTGCTGTGCCAATTAGTACTTTTGTCATTGATGCTTGACCATTTTTAAGATCTGTATGGATATCTCTAAGAGTATGTTCAACTGTAGAAAGTCTGTTGTCTAAGTTGGCATATCGTAATGCACACATATCAACATGTGCTTCTAAATTAGTCTTTTCTAACTGTGTTGTGCTTTTGATGCCAGGCATTCATAACTCCGTATATGATTAAAGTAAACTCGTAGTTGGCCTTTTTGTATATGTTGTTTTGAATGCCTTTATGTAGTAGTTTTTTTAACTTACAATTTTATTTATCATTAATACAGAAAAAAACTATGTTCTCGCTACTATTTTGGGAAATAAAAACTGCATTTTTAAATTTTATTGTTTCATCTAAGCCTGTAATGATTGGAATAAGATTAAAGTCATTTTGCAGTGTTTCTATATCAAGTGCATTTTCATACTCAATATCAAAAACAAATTCCCATACATTTTGTTTAGTTTTATATTCTTTTCCTAATCCTAGTTTGCTCGGAATTTCTTTAAAAACTTTTGGTGCGCTGACATATGTAGGATTTACACGCAATCCTATAGTTTGTAAAACTGTTAGCAAGTTTTGTTGTTGTTGAAACTCTTTGTTATCTCGGCTAACTCTACGAGCGTTAGTCTCTGTAATATCAACTAAGGTGTGTAATCCAAATCTCATACAGTATTTAAGTCATAAAAAAAGAGCCCGCATAAATGTGAGCTCTTTGTGTGACGCCTGTCCGCGTTTCACGATCCCTAAGGTAGGTAGGAATTCTTAGTCGGTGAACGTTGCAACTAAAGCCATATCAAAACCAGTGATACCACGATAGTCGCTAGCTGCTGTTAATACACCTGTACCTTGTACTGCAATGTGAATAACTCCATCGCCAACTTCACCGTCAATACCTGCAACTGTTACTGCATCGTCTGTACCTGCAACGCCGCCAGTTGTTAATGCTGCTACTACTTCGTCCATGCTATCTTGTGTAGCTGTACCTGTGATTGAAAGGATGCGTGTTACTGGACCTAGTCCGTTACCTGCTTTTACTTTTCCGTTTACATCTGTTACTGAAGCCATTTTATATTCTCCTATGATCTAATGGCAAAACGTATTCTCTTACGTTTTGTATAATATTATTTATCATTTACTAGATAAAATGTAGTACTACTGCTTATTTTTGGCCCTTTTTTGTAACGATCTCAACTGTTGCACAAAAGCAGGGCCACCTTGTACAATATCATCTATCATTTCAATAGCTGGCAAGTATGCTTGTAGCATAGCAGCACTCACAGCTTTACCGTCTTTAGCTTGATCTAAGAATTTCTTAGTAAGAGCAAGGTTTCTATCTCCAACTAAGTATCTATATAATGCTAAGTCTCCAGGACGGGTTGCAATATCAGGACGACTTACTGTTGGTTCTGGATCAATTACACTGGCTTTTTCTAAGTTTTTAATTGCTGCAAACTTCTCAAAATCTTCAATAATGTCAGAACTACGTAGTTTTGCTCTTACAGCAAAAATAAGCCTAGTCGATAGTAAACGTTTTTCTGCCTTTGTAAGTTTACTAAAGTTTACAAGATTTCTACGAATAGCTTTGTAATCTGCATTAGTAATGTTTAATCCACTTTCTAGTTTTATAAACATACTAGATACTTGTCCTAGTTTTCTTCCCTGTGCAATATATTGCAGATATCTGTTTATATCTGCAAGAGGCACATTTGTAGATTTTTTTAGTTTTCTTGCAGCTACTGGATCTTTTAATTTATCTTGGGCACTGTCGTCACCTACAAGGAAATAGATAAAATTATATAAGTCAGTGCCCATTATACGATAAAACTTGTAACGTTCAAATCCAGATGTTTTTTTAGCATAACGTTGTACATATCCTTTAAAATCAGGATATTGTCGCATAGTTTCTAAAGCCAACAGAGTTAAGTAGGTTCTTTCACCGCAGTCTGTATACGTTAGACGTTGTGAGCTACCATTGTCTTTGGTCATGCGTGACTCGTGCAAGTCCTTTAGAAAAGAAAATGCTTCTTCACTATCAGGAGTCATTTCATGACCGCCTTCAATTTCTGCCCACTGTGCCGCTGTATACTTTTCAGACATTATTAGCCTTTAGCGTACATTGTTGCATCACGATCAATTTCGTCATCATCTGGTCCGTCGAAATCATCTTGTGGTTCATCTTCTGGCTCTGGGTCTGCTACTTTAGGAGCAACACCTTTTGCTGCTAACTTCTCGCCGAACGCCATCATTTTTTTAATTGTTTCAGCATTTAGATCAGTAGATTTCATTAGATCTTGTAAACTTCTTGGTCCAAATATTGTACCAAACTTTGTTAAGTTATTTCCAAGATTTGACATTTGATTGAACACGCCAACTTCTGCATCTGTCTTACCTTTCATCGGAGCTGTTTCACTGTATGCCATAAGTGCTCTGCCGATATTTGCAAGTTCCTTATGCTTAGGATCTGTTTCCATTCCTGCTTCTGTTACTTCATTAATTTTCATATCTACTTCCTTAATTTGGTTGCCAGCGTGTACGTGGCACTAATTTTGTTTTACTACCAAGAGCAACGTAACCTTCGCCGCCCTTCTCGCCCTTTGTTGTTGCCTTAACATCTGCATTAGCATCGTCTAATTGATCTATGATATGATCTTTTGCAGCCATAATTTGTTTTACAAGACTAAAAATTGCAGGCAGCGCCTTAGGGCTTGCATCATTCATTGCTGCAATTTTTGCTTGCTTGTTAGTACTTACCTTTGATGCGCTGAGCCAATCAAAAAAACCATTTTCAATGTTCTTCAATTGCTGTGTGCGTGTCATATGATTAATATATGTATAAATGATATTCTTCATATCACTTAGTCCCTTAACAGGCGCGAGAAAATTGTCAATTAATTGTGCGTTCTTGTCTGCTGTTGCTCTAATACTTTTAACTTCAGCAGTGTCTACTTTAGGTTGATGTGTTGTATAAGTCTGTCCTAACACAACAACATCTCTACTGTTAAGTTCTTGTACATCTTTAAAAGGAGTTGCAGACTTTGAACCAAACTCTTCAAGTTTTGTGTGAACTACTACACCAACTTTTGAGTTCGCTATGCGCTCGCCGAGTTGGCTATTCGTGTCAACTGTATACTTGACTTTATTTGGTTCAAATTCTACAGCGCCTTTAGTTGCCGTAAATGGTTTACGTGGACTGTATAATAAGTCTCCGTAAACATATCCTCGGAAGCTAGGTGGAGTTGCAGACTTCATTAACTCAAATACTTCTGCCATTTCTGTGCCGAAGTCTTTGCGCCACGGTTCTTCTTCTACACCCTTGCCTGAATTTTGTATAAAACGTGACAAGTCTTGCGAACTTGTGCTTTTGTTCTTGCCCCAGCCGTTCTTGCCTACAAGTACAAATGTACCATCTGGCTCACGTCCCCAATAGATAGTAGGATTGCCGTCCCACTTGATTGCAATGTCACTACTGTCGTTGCCCATTTTTTCTAAAATATCTGCTGCTTCTTGTGCGCCTTTGCTACCTTTAATGAATACTAGATCTTCTAAGTGATTATACTCGCGCCCTTTAAACTCTTCAGTTAAAATTGATTCGCCTACGAGCTGTTTAGCAAACGGATGTTTGCCTCGCTTTTTCTTTGCTGGCATTTTTACATTGCCGCGGACTTGATCAGCAGCTTTGCCGCCACCTTTAATTTCACTAAATCTCATCTATTAAAAGCTCCGCTGGACATAACAACATTTCCCATGTTGCCGGTGAGTTCTTTAATGCGAGAAAGCTGTTTGTCTTCTAGTGTAGCATATCCTGTTGGTGAAGACTCAGGTACTTCCTTACCTGCTTTTTCCATTGTCTCTTTCCATGGAGCAATTAGTTCTTCGTAGTTTGGATCGCTTTTTAATTTTGCAAGCATAGTTTCAACTGTGTGAGTGTCTGCTTCCTTAGCACCTTTGCCTAACAACACAGGAGCAATTTTGTCCCATGTATCTGCAATTACCTTATCACCTTGTTCAGGATCAACTAAACCAAACTTAGGACTAAACTTTAGTCCTCGTCCTCTTGCAATACTTGACAACAATATAGCTCTATCAGTTCCACCAAACTGTGCTGTGCCACCACGCTTGGCTCCACGCTGGAAGTTTGGATTGTTTGTAAACATAAAGTCTGTTTGTACAAATCCATTTTTGTCATTACCTTTGATTGGTGTACGGAAGTGTACTTGGTCACCTGCGTTGTGTATCCAACCGTCAGTCTTTTTACGACCCTGATTCATAATATCTTCTTCAGGTACACCTTGACTCTTGAGCCATGCACTTAGTTTAGCAATCAATTGTTCTTTGCTTACCTTGTTTGCATCAGTGTTTAGATCCAAGTCGCCTGAACTATTCTTTTCAAATGCTCCGTCTGGATCATTCTTCTTACCTGTTGTACCTAACCAATCTTCTTCGTCAAAGGTCAAGCCAGTAATCTTTTCAATAAAGTCTATTGAGCCTTGCACATCCGCTGTTGCGATACGCTGTGTTAAAGCACCCTGTTCAGTTTTAAATACATTGCCGCCTTCATTGAGTTTCGTCATTTGCTTTTTTACTCTCTATAATTTTTTGGATTGACCGTTTAAATTTCCTAGGGTCGCCACTTTTAATACTATTTAAAAAACGTCTTTCTAATTCGTAAGCAGTTTCGTCTTCGTATAGATTATGTATGCGACTTAATAGATTAATTGCACTCTCAATTATATTATTTGCGGTAGAGTCAATAAAATGGTCACTGTCCTTGTTGCCGTGGACATTATTAAGTTCGTCAAGTATTGATCTAGTACGTTTTTTCATTATATCTTATCCTGTTACAGTATTTAGTGTAAACTGCTTATAAATATTACAAACATTGGAGGATACAATATTGTCAATATCAATTTTGCGTTTTAAAGAACGTGCTCTTTTGTTTGCTAAACTATCTAAGATATCTTATTATAATATCAAGGAAGCTAAAAAGCAAGCGAAAATTTTAGGGTTTTCAGAAGTAGAATTCTATAACAAAGATGGTGCCCAAGCGTATCGTTTTATGAATGACAAAGATCTAGTAATTGCATGTCGTGGTACACAGCCTACGCAATGGAATGACATTAGTGCAGATCTTAAAGCTATGCCTGTGGTTGCTGAAACAGTTAGTAGAGTACATAGCGGATTCAAAGCAGAAGTTGACGAGCTATGGCCAATGATAATGGCAGACATTATGTCAAAACAACCTAAGCAAAAACTTTGGTTTTGTGGACATAGTTTAGGTGCAGCTATGGCAACTATAATGGCCAGTCGCTGTCATTACAACACAAAAATACCTAACCCACAAGAACTTTACACATATGGTTCGCCTAGAGTAGGTTGGAAGGGTTATGTTGTACATTTAGGTGTCGTACACCATCGTTGGAAGAACAATAATGATATTGTTACTACTGTTCCTTACAATTGGATGGGCTACAAACATCATGGTCAAGAGCACTATATAAATGCATTTGGTAATGTTCGTAATATTACAGGCTGGCAACGTGTTAAAGACAAAATGCGTGGCAGATGGTTTGGACTTAGGCACGGACAGATTGATGCATTTAGTGATCATTCAATTGATCATTATATTACTTCGTTAGATATGTTTTCTAGAGGAAAAGAGTTTCCGCAACACCGCTAGTCTTTGCGTATCTTTTTATTATAAGAAATAGCTTGTTCAAGTATACTCAGCTCAACGTTATTGCGTTGGGCTGTCTTTACAAGTGCTTCAGTATCTTTAGGAAAACAATGTCCGCCAAAGCCGCGCTCTTGTGTTACTTGTGTATGGCTGTTGCCTATACGTTCGTCTTCGCCAACACTACGTCTAACATGATCAAAGTCAAGCCCAGTTGCATCACATAAATCATACATTTGATTGAAAAACGCAACCTTGGTAGCTAAGAATGTATTGCGGAAATATTTTGCAAGTATTAGTTCTCTTGGAGGACAATACCTAACATTTATTTTGCCCATTGCTGTGATGAATATCTCTGCCCAAGCTGACATGCTGTCGCCGCCCATCAGCATTTCTTTTGTATTAGCAAAATCTTCTAGTGCGGTTGCTGCACGTAAGAATTCTGGACTAAATGTAATATCGTGATTAGGAAAGGCATCTCTAAGCATGTCCCATCCTTCAAGACTAATTGTACTCTTTATTAGTATAGGCACATTGGGTGCATTGTCTAAAACTTCAAACACATTACTCATGTCACACCCGCCGCTTTCTGTAGGCGGTGTGCTTACACATACAATAATTGCATCTGCATGTCGTAGGTCTTCAAAGTAACCCTTGTCAGGATCACTAATTAAAATATCATAGTAGTGGTTAAGAGCATTATGATGCGCTTGTCCAACAAAACCATATCCTGCAATTCCTATTCTCATACAGTAATTATAGCATCGTTAGGTTAAAAGTCAAGAGAAAAGGTTGTGCTATTAACTACACACATATCGTGTATGCATATAATACATACCAAAACGCTCAGTTATGCGGCTTGTGCATGATAAATAAAAGCGTTACGATTAGTAATGGTTGACATACACCTTGTAAGATGCTATTATATACAAACGTAACAAAGAGCGGCTTCAGCTCAGAAAAAATGAATGGCACTGGGAAAGACTAGGGCGTGTCTTACGCCATACAACAGACTGCACAGCTGGGGAAGTTCCAGGGTTGGTTGATTCCTAAAATCACACACACATATATACAAAGGAGAATGTAGCAATGACTACGTTGACAATGGTAGCTGGTTACAGCTTTTCAGGAGTAGCGAACTGGATCAAAAAAATAAACGCTAACATGGCGCAGAGAAGAGCTGTGCGTCAAGCAGTAAAAGACCTTTCAGCACTATCAGACTATGAACTAAATGACATTGGTATTTCCCGTGGAGATATCCGTGCTGTTGCTAATGGGGATATCACTATGAAAAGAGGTATCCAAGTCCACACAGATTCTAACACAAACCTCAAGGGGTGGGTGTAATGGAAGCTGTAGGTGAGACAACCATTAAAATTAATCCTTTCAAAGCAATTGGTAAAACAATTGTTGCAATTTGGATTGGCTTCATTGCATTTGGCGAGTCAGCAGGCAGAGCAAGAGCTGCCGCTGAATTAAGTCGTCAAGGCTATCACGCAGAAGCAAAACGTTTAATGTTAGAGAAACGCTAATGTGGAAACGTTTTATTAAAGCAATGGAATATAGAAGTTATTGTATGGCAATTAGGGAATTGCGTACAAAAGGTTTGTACAAAGAAGCTCAAAGAATTTCTGAGTTCAAACACAACATGTATAAAACATCATAGGAGTTAAAAATGAATAGGTTAAAAAATGCAATTAAGAATTGCGATGGACAATTTTGCGATCAGATTATGGAAGCGGCGCTTGCTATAACTGTATTCAGCATTATGTTTATATCTATTGCGCAAATGACTGTGTAGTAATATGACGCTGGTCCACTACAAGCCAACCTCTACGTCTGACTATTTTGCATACGGCTTTACTAAAAGTATGCGATGGTTTGCTGATACGTTCTTCCGCAAGCGTTATGGACATAGAGCAGTTGTATTAGAAACAGTAGCCGCAGTACCAGGAATGGTAGGCGGCATGTGGACGCATCTTAGAAGTTTGCGTAAACTACGCCCTGGATAT